GACTGTTGCTGGCCTCTTTCTGGAAACGGAAATGCACACTTAGCAGCTACCGTGCTGACAGCCGGAAAGACGGCACTCACCGAGAACCAGATTGGCAAAACACTCAACGCTTGCCAGATTCCACCAGGCGCCAGTCTGGTTCTCAGTGAGTCAGCGACATAGGCGCACGATGAGCTTTTCATTCCCAAACCGCATCAGCCAGCGCGCAAGCGTAGTCGGATGGCTGAATTAACCGCTTACGAGGATTAAATGAATATCAATGATTTGACCATCGGCCAAGCAAAAGAATTGGCCGCAATGTTTGCTAATGCTACGCCTGCAACACCTGCAATTGACTGCAAGATGATCGGCAAATACGTCATCGTGCGCTGCCGTGATGCTGGCGTGCATGCTGGCTTTCTGGAGTCGTACAACGGACGGGAATGCGTCCTGACCGAATCTCGCCGACTCTGGTACTGGAAGCCCGCTGACGGTCAAAAGTATCTGTCTGGACTGGCAATTGCTGGAGCAGACGAGGCAAGCAAGATTGGCGTAGCGCTGCCGCGCATCTTCCTGACTGAAAACTGCGAAATTATAGAGTGCAGTGCGAAGGCTGAAATCTCGATTCGCGGAGCAAAAGCGGATGAAAACTAACGAACAAGAATACGGCAGCGGCAGCGGCGACGGCAGCGGCAGCGGCAGCGGCTACGGCTCCGGCGACGGCAGCGGCGACGGCAGCGGCAGCGGCAGCGGCTACGGCTCCGGCGACGGCTACGGCTACGGATCCGGCTACGGCTACGGCTACGGCGACGGCTACGGCTACGGCTCCGGCTACGGCTACGGATCCGGCTACGGCTCCGGCGACGGCTACGGCTAAACAATCCTCACGTAAGATACCGCAGCCACCAGCGCGAAAGCGTAGCCGGATGGTGGCAATCCTGAGAAATACACGCATGGCGGATCAAGCGCACCAAGGATAACTGGCGACGTGACGACGGGGCCATCCGAATGGCGCGGCAGCGCAGCGCAAAGCCAGTAATCGAGCCGCCAGCCGTGTATTTCTCCTCCAAGTCTTTGCCCCGCCAAGTGCGGGGCTTCTTTTTCTAGGGAACGAAATCATGATCGCAACAGGAATGCCGCGCGCCACGCGCCACACCATCGAAGCTGGCGGCACCTTCGAAAGCAACGGAATCGCCATCAATTACACATCTCGCATCACGTTTTCCCATCACCCGGCAGAGCCATGCACGCGGCTTGATCCTGGATGTGACGAGTCGTTTGATATCGAGCGTGTCGAAATCAGCCTGCGCGAAGGCGTCTGGATCGAATTGACTGCCGGCGAATACAGCGACGACGGCGTGATCGACACCATCACTGACTATCGCCATCGCGAGGAAATGAACAACCTGATGTATGGAATTGGGGGTATCGCAGCATGATCAAAGCAATCAAAGCCGCATGGCTCACATGGCGCGCATCGGCGCTGCAACAAGAAATCAACTTTCTGGAGGGTAGCCGACGCGCCGCCCTGTTCGAAATTGAGGTTAAGCAGTGGGAGCGTGAGCGCGTGCTGACCAAGCTGGAGATGTGCAAATGAATGACGAATTTGAACCGCTTGCCGGGATCGAATCGACAGAAATCAACTGGCTGCAAGGATTCGCTGCAGCCTTGGTATTGCTGTTTTTTTACTGGCTTGCCGAATAACCAACCAACAACCCGGAGCACAAAACCATGAAAACGAACCTGAAACTTGCCCACCCATCGAAAACCGCAGAACAACTCGCTCAAGAATGGCTGGAAGCAAAAGCCGAAGAAAATGCGGCACGTGCCAAACGTGTCGAAATTGAAGAGGCACTGCTTGAATTGCTGCCATGCCGCGAGGAAGGAAGCCAGACAAACAAGCTGGAAAACGGCATGCGCGTTGTCACCGAAGGACGCATGACTCGCAGCATCGATGCCAAGGCGCTACAAGACGACTGGAGCAGCTTACCAGCAATCGTCCAAGGTGCATTTCACTGGAAGCCAGATTTGAAGATTACGTGCTTCAAATCGCTGGAAGATGACCACAAGACGTTGGTAGCCAAATACGTCACCACCAAGCCGGCAAAAGCTGGTGTGAAAGTTGAGGTGTGACATGGCCATCAAGCTCACCACAACCAAGCAGGCAGCACAACTCAATGGCTTGAAAGTGCTTGTCTACGGCGCATCCGGCGCGGGCAAAACCCGTCTTTGCGGTACCACTGGCGGGAACGCCGTAATTATCAGCGCCGAATCTGGTTTGCTGTCTCTGCGCGATGCTGACATTCCGGTGATCGAGGTAAAAACACTGGAAGATGTTTTCGAAGCGTATCAGTTCGTTAGCCAAGCTCAGGAAGCAGCCCAATTCGAATGGGTGTGCCTGGATTCTATTTCTGAGATTGCAGAGGTCGTGCTTGCCCGAGAAAAAGCGGCAACCGTCAACGGCAAAAAAGTCGATCCTCGGCAGGCTTACGGAGCACTGACAGACCAGATGGGCGAGCTATTACGCGCATTCCGCGACCTGCCCGGAAAGAACGTCTACTTCTCCGCAAAGATGGAAAAGCAGAAAGACGAACAGACCGGATCAATGCTCTACAGCCCAAGCATGCCGGGTGCAAAGCTTGGCCAGGCGATTCCGTTCATGTTCGATGAAGTTCTGGTTCTGCGCGCCGAGAAAGACGCTGAGGGCAATCTGGCCCGCTTCTTCCAGACGGCAGGCGATTACAACTACACAGCAAAAGACCGCTCCGGCGCGCTTGACCTGTACGAACCAGCTGACCTTTCTGTCATTCGTCAGAAGATCGTCCGCACCACCCAGCAGTAACAAACCCACCAATCCAAACAAGGAGCAGCATCATGGCATACATTCAATTCAATGCAACTCAAGTTCAGCCACAAGCATCTTTCGATCCGATCCCTGCCGGCAAATACATCTGCCAAATCACCGAATCTGAAATCAAATCCACCAAGGCCGGCACGGGCCAACAATTGGTTCTGACATGGGAAGTGCTCGAAGGCGATTTCAAAGGCCGCAAGGTCTGGGACCGCCTGAACATCAGCAACCCGAACAAGCAGGCGGAGCAGATCAGCCAGGCGGCACTGTCCGCCATCTGCCACGCGGCAGGCGTTCTGCAGTTGCAGGACAGCGCACAGTTGCATAACAAGCCGATGCGCATTCGCGTCAACATCAAGAAGAGCGAAGGGTACGAACCGTCCAACGAGGTGAAAGGCTACGAAGCAGTGGCTGGAACTGCGGCGCCCGCATTTTCCGCGCCCGGCTTCCAGCAAGCCCAACAGCAGCAGGCAGCACCCGCAGCTAATACACCGCCGTGGGCAGCAGCAGCCGGTAAGGCGGCGTAATCATGGCCAGCCTGCCTGAACGCCAACATAGCACGGTAGCGCAAATCATCCAGTGGCGTGAACGGCAGGACGCTAACGAGCAGCCCCGCCCTTACCTTGGCGCAAGCCAGATCGGGGCGAGTTGTTCACGCGCCCTGTGGTACAGCTTCCGCTGGGCAACGCAACGCCAGTTCGACGGGCGCATGTTGCGCCTGTTTGAACGCGGTCAGCGCGAAGAGGCAGTGTTCATTGCTGAGCTACGAGCCATTGGCGTAACCGTTCACGAAGGGCCAGAGCCCGGGAAACAATTTGGCGTGCAGTCCTGCGGAGGCCATTTTCGCGGCCACATGGACGGCGCAGCGATTGGCCTGCCAGAAGCACCAGACACGTGGCACGTGCTTGAATTCAAAACCCACAACGCCAAGAGCTTTGCGGATCTGCAGAAAAACGGCGTAGCAAAATCAAAACCAGTACATCACGCACAAATGCAGATTTACATGGCACTGACCGGAATGACGCGAGCCATGTATCTGGCTGTCAACAAAGACACCGATGAGCTGTATGGCGAACGTATCAGCGCTGACGCAGAAGAGGCGCGGCGGCTGCTGAATAAAGCGGCGCAAATCATTTTTGCACCAGAACCACCGCTAGGCGTAAGCACAAAGCCTGACTGGTACGAATGCAAGATGTGTGACCACTATGACCTTTGCCACGGCACCGCAGCACCGCTCCCGACGTGCCGCAGCTGCGCGCATGCAACACCTGAGCTTGACGGCACCTGGACATGCGAGCGGCAAGGCTATCGCGCGATGAACCCGGCCATGCAGCGTGACGGATGCAGCGCACACCGTTTCATTCCGTCGCTATTGTCGCGCTGGGCCGAATTGATCGACGCAAACGATGCGCAGAACATTGCACGCTATCGCAACACGCTTACCGGCAACGAGTTTGAGAACGGCGAATGGTCGAGCGTGGAGATCCACGCCGCGACCGATAAACGCGCCATCGGCGACGCTGGCGTTAACCAGTGGCGTCAGGCGTTTGACGCCAAGATTTCAGGGTGACATATGGAACTTCGAGCCTATCAACAAAACAGCATCGACGGGCTATACAGCTGGTGGCAAAAGCATGCCGGCATTGCTGATTGCCCGCTTCTGGTGCTTCCGACCGGTGCCGGAAAAAGCGTCGTTATTGCCGAGCTGGTACGACTTCTGTTTGACACATGGCCAGAGTCGCACCCGCGCACCGTTGTGCTGGTTCCAAGCAAGGAATTGGCCGAGCAGAATGCTGACAAGCTGATGCGAATCCTGCCAAGTCATATCCGTGTTGGTTACTACAGCGCAAGCCTTGGTCGCAAGCAACCAGATGCAGATGTGATTGTTGCCACCATCGGTAGCATCGCAAAAAGCGCCCATCTACTGGGCAACATTCGCTGCGTTGTCATCGATGAAGCGCACCTGGTTAACCCAGATGGCGCCGGCCAGTACCGGCAGTTCCTGAATGATCTGGCGCGTTACTGCGTGTTCCGCGTGGTTGGCTTCACTGCAACGCCATTTCGAGGAAACGGCGTCTGGCTGACAGATGGCGACGAACCGCTATTTACTGGGATCGCTCACGAAGCGCCGGTATCTGAGCTGCTGCAGGCTGGCTACTTATCGCCGCTGATTCGCCCGATTGACGCAATTCAATCGCGCATCGACACCAGCGGCATCAGTACCAGCAACGGTGACTACAACATAGGCCAGCTATCCGATCGCGTCAGCGATTACCTACCAGCTGCGGCTGACGAGGCTTGCACCCTGGCAGTTGATCGCCACAAGTGGATTGCGTTTCTGCCAACGGTTGCCAACGCTGAGGCGTTTGCCTCCCTGCTCAACCATCGCGGCATTCCCACGCTGGTTGTCTGCGGTGACACGCCGAAGAAAGAGCGTGAGCAACTCATAGCATCGTTTCGCCGCGGCGAAGTGCGTTGCCTTGTAACCGTGCTGGCACTGGCAACTGGGTTCGACGTGCCGGACGTTGACTGCATCATCTGGTTGCGGCCAACGCAAAGCCCGGTGCTGTATGTGCAAGGAGCTGGACGTGGGCTGCGGATTGCCGAGGGCAAGCAGAATTGCCTATGGATCGATTTCAGCGACACCACCGAACGGCTCGGACCAGTGGATGGCATTCGCGGCAGAAAACGTGGGCGCAAGAAACTGGAAGCTGTCGCACCTTTCGCGGTGTGCGGCGAATGCGGAAATCAAGTCCGCCCTGCCAGTTCGCTTGAATGCCCGGACTGCGGCGCAACGCTGCGCGAACCGGAACCAGAAGATGCCAGAGCAGCAAGCAACGCAGCAATCATGGCGCATCAGGTACAGCCGAAGATCAACACATATCCGATTGATCGTGTCAGCTATGCCCGACACCAGAAGCCCGGAAGCCCGGAAAGCCTCCGAGTCGAATACTGGTGCGGACTGCGCATAGTGGCCCGCGAATGGGTTTGCCTAGATCACCAAGGATTTGCCAGAGCCAAGGCTGAACGCTGGTGGTCAGTACGCAACCCGGAAGGGTTTGGCTTTGTTCCCGGAAGCGTCGATCAGGCATTCGAATGGCTGGATGATGGTTTTGAACTGCGCAAGCCGGAAAGCATCACCATCAACGAATCTGGCAAATACCCGGAAATTGTCAACTACCAATGGGAGCCGGCATATGAACCGCATGCTGCTTGAAGGCGAACGCAAGGCACTGCAATCACGGTTGGACATTCTCAACCGGGTTGAGCCGAACTGCCATACCTGTATCAAGCTGGAGCAATCCGGCTACTGCCAACAACATAAATCGAGTGTGCCGGATGACTTCAAGACAACAGGCTGCGACGAATGGGAGTGGGACGACATCCCTTTCTGACCTGCTTATCAATCTGCTTAACATGCTAGCGGGGGTTTTTTTTTTACGAGATAAAACATGGATTACATAGACTTCCTCAAGGGCAAAATCAAGCTCGCTGAGTTCGGCGGGTTTAATGTAGCAGACAGCGACATCAACCCGATATTGAAGCCACACCAGCGCGCCATCGTGCAATGGGCCGTGCGTGGCGGTAATCGCGCAATCTTCGCTGCGTTCGGTCTTGGCAAGTCGGTGATGCAGATCGAAACACTGCGCCTGATTCATTCTCGTGCTGGCGGCAAAGTGCTGGTCTGTGCGCCGCTCGGTGTGCGTCAAGAGTTCCGCCGTGATGGCTTGATGCTTGGCGTGGAGTTCAAGTTCATTCGCACGCCGGAAGAGATGGACGAACACTGCGACTTCTACCTGACGAACTACGAAAGCATACGCGACGGCAAGCTAGACCCGAACCTGTTCACCGCCGTCAGCCTGGATGAAGCCAGCGTGCTGCGCAGCTTCGGCAGCAAGACATATCAGACGTTTTTAGACTTGTTCAAAAGCGTCAAATATCGGTTTGTCGCCACGGCCACACCCAGCCCGAACCGCTATAAAGAGTTGATCCACTATGCTGGCTTTCTCGGCATCATGGATACCGGGCAAGCACTTACCCGCTTCTTCCAGCGGGATAGCACGCAAGCCAACAACCTGACGCTATACCCACATAAAGAGCGCGAGTTCTGGCTGTGGCTGAATAGCTGGGCCATCTTTCTGCAACGCCCGTCTGATCTTGGTTTTGACGATACAGGCTATGACTTGCCGGAACTAAAAGTAATCATCCACGAAGTCGATTCTGACTATGACAAAGCCGGGTTTGAGAAAGACGGGCAGGGGATGCTGTTCAAGAACATCTCGCTGGGCGTATCACAAGCCAGCGGCGAGAAGCGCGACAGCCTGCCAGCTCGTGTCAGCAAGATGACTGAGATTGTGCGCAACGATCCCGATAGCAGCTACATCCTATGGCATGACCTTGAAGACGAGCGCCGCGCCATTCAGGATGCGTTGCCGGAAGCCGTCAGTATCTACGGTTCGCAAGATTTGGACTTGCGCGAGCAATCCATCGTCGATTTCAGCGATGGCAAATTCAAGTATCTCAGCGCCAAGCCGGTGATTGCTGGCAGCGGCTGCAACTTCCAGCGCTTTTGCCACAAAGCCATCTTTGTTGGCATTGGCTTCAAGTTCAACGATTTCATTCAAGCCGTACACCGCATCCAGCGCTTTCTGCAAGCGCATCCGGTGGAGATCCACATCATCCATTCCGAAGCCGAGCGCGACGTGTTGCGCACGCTGATGGACAAGTGGCAACGGCATAAAGACATGGTGCACAACATGACCGAAGTGATTAAACAGCATGGCCTGAACAGCCTGAGCATGACTGACGTACTGGCCCGAACCATCGGCGTTGAACGCTTGGAAGTGACCGGCAAGGACTACAGAGTCGCCAACAATGATTGCGTGCTGGAAGCGATGAACATGGAAACCAATTCGGTTGACCTGATCATCACCAGCATCCCGTTTGCCAACCACTACGAATACACACCGAGTTACAACGATTTCGGCCACACCGAAAACAACGATCATTTCTGGCAGCAGATGGACTATCTAACGCCGGAACTGTTGCGCGTGCTGAAGCCTGGCCGCATGTACTGCTGCCACGTTAAAGACCGTATCTTGTTCGGCAACGTGACAGGCGCCGGGGCTCCGACTGTCAGCCCATTCCATGCCGAAGCGCTGTTCCACGCCAAGAAACACGGCTTTGACTACATGGGAATGATTACCGTGGTTACTGACGTTGTGCGGGAAAACAATCAGACCTACCGCCTTGGCTGGTCTGAGCAGTGCAAAGACGGCTCGAAGATGGGCGTTGGCTCGCCGGAGTACATCCTGCTGTTGCGCAAACCGCAGACCGACCGCAGCAAAGGCTATGCCGATGAGCCGGTGAAAAAATCCAAGGCCGACTACACCCGCGCCCAATGGCAGGTAGACGCTCATGCGTTCTGGCGTAGCAGCGGAAACAGGCAGATTACCGCCGAAGAACTGGCCGCGCTTGGCCCAGCAAAGCTGGCCAAGGCATTTACTGATTACAGCCTTGCCAATGTCTACGACTATGAATTTCACGTCCGCATCGGAAAGGAACTGGAATTGCGCGGGGCGCTTCCATCAACGTTCATGAGCCTGGCACCAGGCAGCCATGACGAAACCGTATGGCACGACGTCAACCGCATGCTGACCCTGAACGGCAACCAGTCGCAGAAGGGCTTGCAGCAGCATGTTTGCCCATTGCAAACCGATATCGTAGACAGGCTGATTACCCGCTACAGCAATCCAGGCGACTTGGTTCACGATCCATTCGGCGGCCTGATGACTGTGCCGTATCGGGCAGTGTTGAGCGGGCGCAAAGGCAGTGCAAGCGAACTGAACACCGGCTATTTCTTCGACGGCTGCCAGTATCTGGCCGCAGCAGAAAAACAGATGGATATGCCTGACTTATTCGCGGCAATCGACATGGAGCAAGCAGCATGATCCCAATGCAAATCATGATCGGCCAGCTGACTGGTCAGCCGTTGCCAGTGCATCAAATCAATCCGACGCGCATATACACGTTCAACGAACACGGAAACAGCATTTCTTTTGGCAGGTCTGCGACAAGGATTGAAGCAGACAGGATCAAGTCGATTCAGTCACTTGAGCGAATGCGAGAAAACCTGCGCAAGCACTACGGAAACCGCATGTTTACGCGCAACGCAATCAAGCGAGAACGGCTATTCCCGCACAATAAAACAACGCTGCCATCGCTGCTAAATGACATGCTCGAATCTGGCGAGCTTTTACTGTATGCCAGCGATAACAGGGGGGATGTCTACGTATTCGCTGACGCTGAAAATCCTGATCCTTACTTTAAGCCAGATCCGCGCATTGCTGCTTTGGAAGAAAAAATCAAGGCAACGCGTGATTTTGTGCTGACGTGGAGCAAGTCAAAGGAAGGATTCAGCGAAAAAGCGCTGCGATCAACAATGCACTCATACTGCACAGCAGCAACGATAGCCATTCATCAGATGCTTGATTCAGAAGAGATAGTGCTTGTTTCGAGTAGCTATGGGCGGCGAATTTATAAGTTGAGCTAGTTATGGCAAAGCAAAAATCTCCGCGTAAGCAATTACGCAAGCAAAAGCCGCTTATCAACCCTTATTACTTCACGCTATCAAAAGGCTTAAACGAATCAAAGCTGACACAGAAAGAGCTAGACGTTGCTGAAATGCCGATATTGCTTTACTCAGCAATTATACAGTCAGGCAAATCAGCTAGTTCTGCGGAGGGAAGTATTACAAAACACATAGTAATGCTGCAGGTATTCGCATCACGAATCAAAAACAGACCGCTGCACGATCTAACTGTTAAAGCGGTAGATCATTGGTTTCGTGCGCTATCTCTGTCGGAGAGCAGAAAAACACCGCTAGACCTGTCAACCAGTGCAAAACGTCTGGTGCATCGCTGTATATGCGAATGGCGCAAGGCGTTGCGTGCGATGGATGTAAAGACGTTTGTTGCCGTTTGCGAGCGATGGGAAGAGTTGGCAAGGGCATACAACTTGCCAGAGATGGATAAAGCAGCATGAAGCCGGAAGAAAGGATAAAACGCATGACACGCGAAATTGACAACGCCCTGCTTATGCACGGCGGAACAGATGAGATTGATATCCCAGGAGCTGCGCTGCAGAAGATCATCAGCGATGCACTGAAGCCAGATTGCGACGACCAGATTGCAACGCTGCGGCTGCAGAACGAGGCACTGGAAGAGCACAACGCCAACCAGGCGCGTGAGATCGACAGCCTGAAGCTGGAAGTACGCGAGCTGCGCGACCGTTTGCAGGGGAGGATTTACGAATGACACCAGAACAGAAACAACGTGCAATGCAAATGCTGCGCCGGTTTTCGCAGGCGACCCCGATGACTCGTACTGCCGATAACGCAGCAGTAGCTATGGCCGCCCTGCTGCAAGAGATGGTGGACGCGCCGGAGCCTGAGCCGTTTGGGTATTTCAAATCCGAGCCATTCGGATGGACGGACTGCGCTGAAACTGACGATGGAGCGATTGCGCTCTACACCGCCCCGTCAGAGCCGAAGCCGGTGGCCCGCGTGACTGGCTACTACGCCGGGTATCTGTCGATTGCAACGGTAGACGGGCGGGTGTTGCCTGCTGGTACTGCGCTGTATACCGCCCCGCCACACCAATCCGAGCACCACCTCGAAATGGTCAACACGCCAGCGCCGAGCGTGCAGGATGCGGAGCTTGTAACTGTCCCAAGAGAGCTGCTCGGGGCCGCGAGCTATGCAATCAAAAAGAATCTCCCGGCGCCGAAAATTCTTGAGCAACTTCGGCGTTATGCGCTTGGTGGAGTCGCAGCACCGACGCCAGCGCCGAGCGTGCCGGATGGGTGGATGCGCGCCATAGACGAAGCATTGGTAGTGCACCACATCGACATTGCTGATAGCTCGGATGGCTACGAAGAAGCAAAGAAAAAATTGAACGAGCTACTGGCAATTAATAGCGATATTGCGAGGGATTGTTCTGAACCGCCCGCCGATGTGGCGCGGGATGCTGAGCGGTATCGGTGGCTTCTCAAGCAAGCGTGGTTTCAGCAGGCGGCAGATCGTTTTGACTTGCCGGATGGCGGATTGCAAAACCGTTTTGAAAAGTGCATGGATGAATTTATCGACGTCGCCATCGAGCGGCAAGGGGGCGAGTGATGGAACGAGACTGCGAACACGGGCAACTAGCTCGGTCGTGCAACATCTGCGATCTGGAACGCGACCTGAAGCTGGTAACGGAGCAACGCGACGAGCTGCTGGCGGCGCTGGAGAAGTGCCGCGATATGGTCGGCCACCCTGACAATATCGCGTTTATTGATGCGGCAATCGCAGAAGTGAAAGGGCCGAAATGACACGCGACGAGATTATCAGCATGGCGCGGGAGGCAGGATTTGTTTTTATCGAGCAGCGCGACGGCAGCGTTTTGCCGGAACATTCGACCTTGATTGAGATTTTCGCTGCCCTTGTAGCCGCAGCAGAGCGCGAGGCGTGCGCAAAACTTTGTGATGAGCAACACGACAGAGCAAGAACATCCACCGGCGCAGCTAGAGCTAATTTCTGTGCAGAAGCAATCCGCGCGCGTGGCGAGAAAGGCCAATCATGACTTACATTACCACCCCATACAACAATTTGGCTTGTGGACTTACACTGCTGCAAGTGAATCCAGATTGTGCAGCACAACTTAGCCCAATTGCCAGAGACTTTGGTTGGCTCTACATCAGAGGGGCAGACGATCAATGGGTAACGCACCGAAAATTAAGCATGGTAGAAATTGAAGAAGCACAAGACCAAGCGGCAGATATGGTTGTACTTAACGGGACAAAAGTCCGAAACGGATGAAAAGGTAATCAAACATGACCAAATGGAAACTTGTGCCGGTTGAGCCGACGCCGGAAATGATTAATGCAGGTGCTGACGTCGAATGCCTCATCACAGGCATTGATGAAATTGACGCGCCAGAGGATTACAAACGGGTGTTTAGGGCCATGCTCGAAGCCGCACCGCAGCCGCCGAAGTTGAGCGATGAGCGGATTTTGGAGATTTGTGGATTCAGGCCGGAATCTGCAGCAGGGATTGGCGCCGATATTGTTCGAAAGCGTTGGCTGGAAATCGCCAGAGCCATCGAGCGCGAGATTTTGGGAGGAACTGAAAAATGACAGCACCACGCATATCCATGCCAGAAGGAAAACCAGACAACGGAACCGTGTTCTTCGTCTACCGCGCCAAGCTCGCCACCGGCAGCAGCATCCACACCGCTGGCGTAATCACCGAAGAGCAGCACCGGGCAATTGCGCTGATTCTGCAGGGCCACGAAGCGTATTACGAAGGCGAGCCATGTACCAGCTAACCCATAACGGCCAGCCAGTCGGAAAGCCACACCCGCACCGCGTCACCTGTTATATCGAGGCGCTGGAACGCGGGCTGGTGAAGCGCGGTGCTGGGTGGTATTGGTTCTGGGGATTGAAGATTGAACGGATTGAACGAATTGAACAGGAGCAGAGCGAATGACCGAACACACCAACGTTGCAGCGCCTGATGTATGGCGCCTAGTGTGCGGCGACTGGAAAGACACTACCGTTGCCATCCATAACAACGCCGGGCATATCGTATGCGGCCTTGATCCTGCTAAGGCTAAGGCACTGGTTGACGCGCATAACATGGCGATTGGCTACACAGAATGCGTATCGGTGGCGCAATGATCTACTTACGACAGAGTGACCGCGTTTGCTTCCTGCTGCCTACTGCTGCAGTGGGCGTAGATATAGATGGCCGGTATTTCGTAGAGATCAGCTGGCTTAATCTTTCCATAGGGTTTGGGCTATGACCATCGATACGACCCTGTTACAGAACCTATCAGGCATACAGGTAATAGCTCACCGGCTAGTTACAGCTGAAGCCCCCGTGCGGCGGCACAAGAAGCGGAGGAACCAGAGCGAGAACTACCACGCGCGGGTGCAGAAGAAGTGGACTAATCGGTTTGGTAAGAAGCGAGTACCGGGCGCGGTGATGTGTAACGAGCTGGCAATCGGCGGTACCCTGAAAGTGCTATACGTCCACCCCGATATTCTGGAGAAATTGAAGGAGGTTAGCAAATGACCATCGACACAACCAAGCTGCGCGAGCTGGCGCAGAAAGCGACGCCAGGGCCGTGGCACTATGAACTCGAACATGGTAGCTATATGAGAATCTATTCAACCGCCGACACGGATATCGTAACCGGCTGCGGATGTTGCGGAAGCCCAAATTGCGAAGACGCTGACGCCAAGTTCATCTCCGCCGCAAACCCGGCCACAGTGCTGGCGCTGCTGGATGAGATAAAGAATTCTCGTGCGGTTCTCAAATCGTACAGCAAAGTGCTAGTAGAAATTTCTGAATCGCTTGATATTGCACCGTTCCACTTTACCACGCCAGTGGCAGTAGAAAGGTGCAAGCGTCTTATCGCTATAGAAAAAGCCGCCCGCAATCTGGCAAAGGTCAAAGGCAGGCACCACAGCGAGCAGGCAATGAATCAGTTATTGGAGGCGTTGAAATGACCGACAAAGAAATGCTGGAACTGGCGGCGAAGGCGGCTGGAATTAATGTTGTGTGTTTCGATGCTGAGCGCAACGCGCTGAAAACCAAAGGCGGCTCGCCAAGTAGATGGAACCCGCTAACCGACGACGGCGATGCAATGCGCCTGGCTGTGGCGCTAGGACTCCACGTCTACGGCTGTCAGATCGGGTGCAATGTTGACGACTACATTTTTATTGACAAGGAAGATTGCGGTGGCGACCCATGCGCAGCCACCCGACGCGCTATCACACGGGCTGCGGCTGAGATTGGGAAGGGGATGGTTGGAAAGGGGATGGAATGAGCACATTTCTAACAGACGAAGAACCTGTCGAGTTGACTGGTGCAAAGCGTAAATCGAACCAGATTCGATGGCTTACGCAGCATCGATACCCACACGAAACAAATGCAAACGGAGCGCCAAAAGTGCTCCGTTGTTATTTGGAGCGCCGGCTGGGAGAATCGGCAAAGACCGCAGGCAATCAGCCGAATTTTGGAGCGCTCAGAAAGGCTAGCTAACATGGGCCGCAAACGCACAGCAAACCACGATCTACCGCCTCGCATGCACCCGCAAGGGCGAGGCGTATTACCACGTCACAAGCACCACGCCGCGCAAATGGACATGCCTTGGCTCAAGCCTTCCGCAAGCAAAGCTGAAATGGGCTGAACTGGAAATGGCCGGTAGCGATGAGCGCAATTTTGAAGCGCTTGCAGATCGCTACATGGCCGAGTGCATGGCAGACAAATCAGAGAGCTGGCAGCGCGACAGCAGAAACCGTGCCGCCGTGCTGGTCAAGGTTTTTGGTCAGATGCACCTGACAGAAATCAAGCCGCACCACGCTGCAGAGTTTTTAGACCGTCACCCAAGCAAGGCTAGCGCCAATCAGCATATTGTCCTGATGGGCGTCATGTATCAGATGGGGATGCGCTGGGGGTGGGTTGATGCGAACCCAACCAAAGAAGTCTATTTCTGCGTTTTCTCGCCCTCTCTCAGCCACATTGCCACCGCCCCAGCGATACCGGCAAAGCCAGCCAGCCAAGGCTGAGCGCCTGGAATTGGCAGCGATGCAGCAGCGGCCAATGCGCCACTTACACCAGCCCAAGTTGATGGCTCTTGAATGCGTTTTTTAGGCTTCTTTGTCATTTTGAAATACCTTTCTTGTATTGACCATCCCGCAACGTTAACAACTCTCTGCGCATCTTCGGGTCGAACGAAATGTGAATCCATGTGCCTTCCAGAATCAGTTGGTCAAAGCTGATCGACGAGCTGTTTGCAAGCTCCATGGCGACCTTGTATGGACTTCCGTATTCCGGGCATGTGAAGTCCACCGCGTACCCAGTCTGGTGCGCTGAGTTGGCAACGCCTCCTACTGCCTTGTTTAGCTCGGAGCAGCGATAGCCAGAGCTGATCAGAATTGGCTTACCGAGCAATGCGCGGATCATTTCCATGTGGCCTGCAGTTGACCAGATCCGGCGAACCACATCAGGCGGCGGCGTATTGTCTATGCCGTGCTGCGTCGCTACGTTCGAGCGGATAAACTCTTCTAGCGTGAAGTGCGCCGTTAGCTTGGTCATTTGTCGGCTTTCTGGTCGAGCTTGTCCTCGATCCTGTCCAGCTTGCGGAACACCGCGTCGATCATCTCTTTTATGTCTGACTTGAAGCCCGCAAGATCGTTTTTGTGTACGTATTCACGCGCCAGGGTGTTGGCGACGTTTTGCAGCATCGTTTCTAAATGCTCAGTCTTTGCGTGTAACTGTCTCAAAAACCATCCGCCTATTGCGCTGACAGCCGTCAGCAAGCCAAGGGCGATTTCTTTCCATTCTGGTGTCATTGGCGATAGCCCAAAGAAAAAGCCCCGCATAAATCGGGGCCGGAAATGAAAAACCCCGCCGAAGCGGGTGATGGGCAATAAAAAACCCGCCGGGGCGGGGCGGGTGTGCATGTGGGTGCAGGGCGAAAACAAACGCCACAGTAGTTAGACTGTCATTTTTTTGCCGTCTGCACGAATGACAGTAACAACACCGTCAAATCGCTGAATGGCGGAGGTGATGCTTTTTCCCGCAAGGAAATTGACGATTTGCGTGTACCCCGCCTGAATTACTGTCTTCGACATAAAGCCCATATTGGTATGGTCGTAACTGTACCAAAACTGCTTCTCCAGCCCACAAGCGGCAGTAGCTATCAGCCGTCTTTGCATAATTTTTAGATGAAATTCATCTGCGATAACGTCTGGGTACGGAGACAGAATTCCAGACTCTGTGTCCCACAACTCAAGTGCACCATATCCTCGCGCCTGTAGAAGTGTTTTTATTCTGGATATACACCCGACGATTGTTGTTGTCATGTGCGCGTAGTACAGATGCACCCCAACGATGTCAATCCAATTCAGCATCGTGCCAGTTGCGGCAGTATCTTGCTGTGTCAGCAGGGCGTCTAAGTAGACCTCCCCGCCAGAGCCGGCAGTCTCTCTAAAACTGGTGACGGACGGGCAAATGATTTTAGCTGAAGGGTTGACCGCCTTCACTGCCAAACTGACGGTCTTGACCATATCTACTAGCTTGGCTTTTGTACCTGTAAAGAAGCCTGTCAGGTTTGGCTCATTCCAGACTTCATAGTACGGAAGCCGACTGCCGTATCTATTCGCAACAGCAGTCACAAAAGTAGCAAGATCGGCCATGTTCGTCGGCTCTGCGGCCAACCCGTTGACGCTGTATGCGCTGGCTTCGGCGGGACGGGCCGAAGCCCACGACGGTGAGCCGTATACGGTAAACACGGGCGTACAGCCGTTTGCCTCAACTAGCGCCAGCCATCTGTCAAACCGGCTCCAATCGTAGTTTGTAGCGTTGTTTGGCTGAATCTCCTGCCAGCGCATACCACCATCGTGCGACCTAACACAAGCGATAGGCAGTCCAGCGGGCCATTGGGTTGAGCTGTATAGTCGATGGAAGTGCATCCCGAAAAAGTCTGATGGCACAGTGACAGGTGCGGAAACCAGCTGTATCAGCCGGCCGTGCGGCGCCGATAGTTCTCTGCTCGACGGACTGATTAAGTCTGCATCCGTGATAAAGCAGTAGGAGCTGCCGTTATAGTCCATCCCATGATTGTCTTGCGGCCATGTTTGTGGTTTATACCCGCCAGAGCCATCACTGACAGCCGTGATTATTGTCACGGCGCGTACACCGCCTCTACGGTATACCCAAGCAGGGTGAAATTATCCGCTCCTGCCGCGCCCGCCGCCGCGCCCCACTTAACTCTTGCGACGATATTAAACGGCACATCCGTGTTTACAGAGCTTGAAAATATCGCGTTGTTACTGGCGGCAAATGGGTTTGACCCCGCATTCGCTGTTTTCTGCTGATTTGTTGCACCCACGTTATTGAAGTAGATCAAAAGTCCGCCATTCACCTGCGCAGCAGAGTAGCTAGGGCCAGAGATATTCACTCCACCCACGTCAACTGCAAGAAACTTTGTGCCTGTCGTAGTGAATTGGCTGAACAGGAAAATTCTGAGCTGTCCATTTGGCCCCATCAGACCTCCGGGGACGGGGATATTCGCTAGGGTTACGAAGTTGGTGTCAGACGCATCACCAACCGACTGACGCACCGCCGGGACAAAGCTTTGGGCAATCTGAATAACCTGACGGATCGGTTTGCCTTGCGCATCTACCAGATAGTTTACCGACCCATCAGTCGCCAGCCGGGCCACATTCGCCAGCGTAGATGCCGCATTGTGTACTGTAATCGCCATGTTAACCCCCTACCGTGCATGTAACAGCGGCGTTGGTGCCCGATATCGCCGTCACGTCGGCGCGCAGATACGGCCACGCGCCCATATCGGTCACGCCATCTATTGCAGATGTCGTGCCGGAAAGCGTTACGGTGTACAGCGTCACGAGATCGGTGGCGTTGTTGCCGGCCTTGATCGAAATTATTGCCGACACCGCCCCGGTGCCTGACACCTTGCACACAAAATGCCGTGGCGATGGGATCGGCGTAACCTGCTTTGCTGTGCCATTGCTGACGCTGGTTACTGCGCTCAGCAGCGTTTCGGAGTAATTTTCGTTGCTCATGTTTATACCTTGAAGGAGATGCCGTCGAGTGAGAACCAAGTATTGCTGCCAGTCGCCGCCACCGCGCCGCTGGTCGCAATATCCACATAGCCAAACGCGCTATTTGACGCAGCCGCAAAAATCATGCTCTTGGATGGCCGATAGCCTGATGGCAGCGTGAAAATTGCTGTGCCGTTGGTGCCGTTTTTCGCCACGCCGCGAAGATGGACCACGCCGTGAGAGTCTTTGTAGTAGCCAACGCTGTGATAGCTGGCGCTAAAATCCACCCAGCTATTTTGATATGTGGCGTTAGTCCATGCTGGTTGGGCAATTGTCGTTCCGGAGTCATCAGAAACCACGGTATTAACTGTTGCGTTTGCATCCAGCAGAGCGCCGCCGCCGTCGTTTTTCGGGCCGATACACACAATCGAGTCGATAGACGACACACCAGCAATTGCCGCCACGTTAGAGCGCAGCGTGCCGCCCATGATGGTCGCGCCGCCGCCAGAGCCGGAAAAGAACTTGATGCAGTTCAGCCCGGTCGCGGCAATGATAAAAACGTCGTGAATCGATGGGGAAACCGTTTCTGTAACGGCAGTGCCGGCGTACGTCGTCGTTGTAAACACGATAGGTATGCCGCTTGCGCCTTCAAACTCGCCACCACGAATAGAAAGCCCTTGACCTGCGGCGGAACGGATTTGAGTGACAAAACCTTGATAGTTGTTGTCAACGAATGAATGCGTTACCCCGCCGTCGTCAACAATGGCAATCGCCGCGCCGTTGTCGGCATTGAACTGGCAGTTTTTGATGCTAATCCGGTTTGTGTAGAGCGTTGATGCGCCGATGGTATGATCTGGCCCGTTCACCAACCAAACGCAGTCTTGCAGCGGGTTATAAAAGTCGCAGCCGTCGTCAATATCCGCCAGTTCGGTCTGGTCGAAAATTACCTGGTGCTTGAAACCCTCAAATTTGCAGTTCTTGATGCGGACGAAAGTACCGCCAAGGTCAACAAATCCGCCGCCCGTGTTGCTGCCGTTGTTGCAGGCAATCCAGCAGTCTTGAATCGTGATATCAACGGTGGTCGAGCTGTTCACCGGCCACGTTGACTTGATGCCATCACCGGTATGGTTGAACAGGAACTTGGACAGCGACTTGCCCACGCCAACAAGGTGCGTTTTCTTGTAGATGTTGATTGCCGACGTGCATAGGTAGGTGCCGCCCGGAACACCAATACGGAAGCCGCCTGCTGTGTTGGCAAAATCAAGCGCGGACTGTACCTCTGCTGTGTCATCGGTTACGCCGTCACCCTTTGCACCGAATTTTTTGATATCGAGCGCCTGGTATACGCGTTCCCATCGCCCAGTTCCTGGCGCAGAGTTTGGAATAATCACCGTTCCGCCGTTGTCTGATGCCGTGCTTGCGCTGTTCCAGCGGAAGATATCGCCAGCGCCATCACCGGCAGCGTAATAGCCCAGCACCTGCACAGACGAAAACTGCCCAGCGGATAACGCCTTAAGGTCAGCAATCGTATTGACCACCGAACCAGACAGCGACGGAATGCCGACGTTATCCACCGGGAAGCCGCTGATACTCTGGTCGTTTACCGGGTCGCGCACGTCGATCTTGTACAGTGCCGCGCCGAAGTGAATATCGGCCTCGCCATTGGCATCCAGAATCACCGGGTTGGCGTTCGGTGTTGCGCCGTTGACGTCTGAATAAGTTGCAAGCGGCGTGGTAGTCCCGGCGGAATAGGTGTAAACCTTGTACCCGGATGCCGGTAAACTGGTGGTCGGCAGCAGCACTTTAAAGCGCGGGTAGCTTGCTTTTGTCGCCATTTTGGCCCTTTAATAGATAACCCGCGCACGGCGCGGAAAAACAAAAACCCGCACGGAGGCGGGCTTATGGAACGATGGCAGATTATTGGCTTGTCAGCGGCTGTTGCGCCGCTTCTCAAGCTTGGCTTTCATGCTCTTGCGCGGTCTATTGAATCACTGATCCTCAATATACGCTTGCGCCGCAGGAGCCGCGCCAATGCCGAGCGATTGCAGCGCATTCCGGGCCGCCGAACCACGCGGATCATTGACCACGAGTGATTTAGCTAGTCGTTGCTCGAATGGCTTGGTTGCGTCTTTTGCGTGCGTTGCCGCTTGCGCTGCCTTCGCCGTGTGCTTCAGCGCCGGGCCGACAGCCGGAACCTTGTCCAGCAGGTTGATAAACATGTTGCTCATGTTCGCCAGCCTTGATGCGGTTTGAGAGCCGCCAGCAAGCGATGGCTGTTTGCGCTCCAGAATCTGCGCAGCGGTTACAACGTCGTTGATCTTGGCGGCCATCTCCGGGCCTAGCAGGGTTTTAAGCTTGTCTTGGCCGATGCGCTCCAGCTCGCGCTTCATTGTTGCCGGGCGAATCACCATCTTGCCGTTGACTTCTTCCATGCCACTGTCTTTCAGGTGCTGGATGGCAGCGGCGCGAAGGTCTTTCACGTCAGCGCCAAGGCTTACTGCGTGTTGCAATTCCTTGTTCGAGCCGGAGAACAGCAGGGAGTTAAAAACCTTTTCGTCGGGCACCTTGTCTGTGCCGCGATACATGTTTTTCATCTCCAGCAGTTTTGCTACTGCCTCAGAATCGCCAAACTTGCGCCCCATCTCGCGGCGTGCGGCAATGGCGGTTTTGTATTCCGCCCCGCCTAGTTGCTCGAATAGGTCGTCAACTTGGCTTTTCAGTCCGCCCGCATAATAACCCTTGGTTCCGCCGTCCAGCGTTGCAGCCGTTGCTGTCTTGCGTAGCTCGTTCAGTCGCTTCAGTTCCACCGGACGCGCAACATAACGCCCGTCACGCTCACCGATGATGCCAAGCGCCTTGGCCCTACCGGCTAGCGCGTCAACGCCTTCAAGTCCTGCGTTCTCTTCAAACCACTTGACCAGTTGTGGCGCGGCAACGACTTTGCCGCCTGCTGCCTCTTCGGCCTGCTTATACAAGCCGCTGACGTTGGCCTTTTCTGCATCGTAGAGCGACTGCAAGCCGCCCCGGTAATTCTCGCCAACACGCTGAAGGTTGACGCCCTCGCCGCCGGTCACCTTGGTCAATTCGTCAAAGTTGTCCGACATGAGTTGGCGTTGCTGTTCTCTGGCGCTGCGGTACTTGTCGCCAAAAAAACCGGAATCGCTGAGCAACGCCTCCCGCTCCTGCTGCACATAATTCTGCGAAATCTGGCCCTTGGTGCCCTTGATAGGCTTAGGCAACGATGCCAGCAAAGCTGCGCGGGCCGCCTCATCAGGGGCGATTTCTCCACCTGTGTTGATTGCCTGCCGGTAATACCGGGCAACGGTTTGCTTGGCGTTATCGCTCAAGTCGTCAAAGGTAATACCCGATTTTGCCAGCGCATCATGAATTGCCTGTAACTCGTCGTCGGCGGGCTTGATGCCTTTTTTGGCTGCGATATTCTGCGATATCTTGCCAATCTGATTGCCGACAATCGAACCAATCCCTTGACCGATAGCGCCGCCCGCTGCGCCCATTGCCATGTTACCGAGTCGGCTATCATCACTGGCCACCGGGGCAAGAGTGCCCAGAGCGCCGCCAGCAAGGGCCGCACCTTTCATGGTTTTGGCGGCGTTCAAACCTTCACCGGCAGCGGTCAATATGCCGCCAACTTTTGCCAGCATCGGAGCTTTGCTAACCAGTGCCCCCGCGCCTTTCAGCGCACCACCCGGAGCCAGCGCCAGCGCCGCGTTGGCGACGATATTGCCAACCATGCCAGCGCCGGTATTCATGAGCGGCTTATCCAGCTCTTTTGCCGCATCGATTTCCGCCTGAATCGCTTTCTCGTCGCCCAGACCGGCATAAGATGCCAGTTGGCGAGCGCCTCGATAAGTGTCCACAGCGGCCTTGCCAACACCCGCAGCGAATTTATCGAAATTCGACATGCCTTCGGTTGGGTCGATTTTCTCCGGCTGTTTGCTGCTGAAATGCGCCGCCATAACAGCTTGCGCCTGTTCCGGCGTGGTTCCTTCTGGCACCTCAAACCGGGCAATCCTGCCGTCAGGCAACTGAAAACGCGCTATTGGCATTATTCAAACCCCAAAAATTTTACGCCGCCGTTACTTGTGCGCCCGCCACCGATAACGCCGGATGATACTTGCTGCGCGTTCGACGGAACCACCTGCAAAGGCTTGCCGCTGTATGCGTCGGTTAGATTGTTGCGTTTGTCTGCTACAAGCTTATCGAGCTGGCTCAATTGGTTGATGAGCGCCGGTTTGCCGGTGATGTTGCCCATAATTCCGGTCGGGTCTTTGATTGATTTCTCCATCAAGGCAAAGTCGCCACCCTGCAACACGCCAAGGTTGTATGCCTCTTTCGCAAGCGTCATCAGGTTTACGTATGCCGCTTGAACTTCGGCGGTGTCTTTGCCGGGGACTAGGCGCGTTCCAACCTTGCCGAGCACATCACGGTAATTGTTCAGCGCCGATTGCAAGTCGTTAAGCTTGATTGAGCCTTCACGCAACTTGGTACGATCACCGGGAGACAGCGGCAAAGCGCCATCTGCGCCGTTTTTGGCTTGCGCAAGCTCGCGCTGAATGTCTTGGCCGCGCTTCTGCATAGCTAGTGAGGCGTTATGCTGCGCCGCCTGCTGCGCAAGCCTGCGCTCATCAAGGTCAAATCCCTTTTGCTTCCAATCGTTATTGAGCTGGTCGGCAACACTCAAAACTGAACGCCGCGTTGTCTCAACAAATGACGGATCATAAGCCGCCGGGGCCTGCGACGTATCGAGCCCTGATTCTTTGGCAGCTCGCAGCGCCACTTCATAGCTTTTCTGGTCTTTTGCGCCGTTCACGATCTGCGCAAACTGGTTAACCTTGTGCAGTCGCTGCTCAAGATCAAACTTTTCAGCGTTGCGCTTTTCGTTCATGGTCGCGCGGTCTTCTGCCGATTGAGCAAAGGTCATTTGCTGGCCTTTGCTCTCGAAATCCTGCGCCGTTGCCGGGTCGATCTTGTACATGTTTGCGGCTGTCGCGTTGCGGTCGATTTTTCCATCAGGGCCGATCACTGCGGCTTCTCGCAACGACTTCTGCCGCGCCATGTCCTGCAGCGCGTTTTGCATCTGCATTGCGCGGTATTGCCGCTGTTGTGCTGCGTCCTGCTGCTGTGTAGCCATCTGCAGCGCGTTCTGATACGCGACGAACGGGTTAATCCCCTCGCCGATTCGGCCAGCTTGTAACGGTATGTTTGTGTCTAGCGCCATTATTGACCCACCCCCCAGCCTGGGCTTGGTTGTCTTAGACCGTACATCGTTCCCGCAGTACCAGCACCAGCGGCACCAGCACCAGCACCAGTACCGCCAAATCCGCCACCGGCCATCATGCCCGCAGCGCCAAAGGCCATGTTAGTAATATTGTTCAGTGCGTTGCCGTAAGCCTGCGCCCCGCCGATTTTCCCGGCTGCCTGTGCGTTTGCGGCTTGCATCATGTTGTTTCCAGCCTGCGTGCCGTAGTTCGCCGCCATTTGGTTGCCTGTGTTGGTCGCGTTTTGACCGACTCCCGCCAATGCCGACAAGCGGTTAATTGTCCGGTCTTGGTCGCCGTAGAATCGGTTATAAGCATCGCCCCATCGCGCATATTGCTGTGTCTGGTCGTTGTTGAATCGTTGCAGTGCGTTGCCGTATTCGTCGCTGGCTACGCCCTGCCGGTATCGCTCAAGAGAACGCAGCGCACCACCGGACAGCAAGCCACCACGTGCCGCCGCGCTGCGCTCCAGACCGCGCTGGCCTTCGGCCATGCGGAATTGATAGCCGGGGTCAGTCTGAAAATCATTTAGTGTGAATGTCTGGTATTCCGGCGCGGCCGTCTCGAATTGGCGGTTAAATTGTCCCCATTGCATGGGCGAATACATGCCACGCTGCAATACGCCCAGCGATTCCGCGCCAGCTTCGCGCCATGGTGCCAGATCGGCGCGGCCCTGTTCGTAAATCTGCCGCTGTACTTCTGTGGCGTGGTTCGCCGCTTCGGCTTGTGTGTTGGCGGCCTCTTTTGCTGCTTTGGCGCTCATTTTGGCACCAATCAGGCCAGCGCCAGCCCCGGCTCCTGCTAGTGCTGCTAGTTCAATGCCCATAATCTGCGCTCTCTTTTCTGTAAATTACTGCGTCGTCTGTTACTGCAAACGGGGTAAACCCCATGCGTTCGACAAATTCGCGGCCCGTCTGATTGCCTCTGGCGACTTCGGTTTGCACATAGCCATATGTGCGCACGATTGGTGCGATGTATTTACGCCACACCGCACGGGCAGACCATCTGCGCTTTGCCTGATCGGGTATGCACGCATGCACCCTCGGGCCGTTCGTCATCAGAACGGCAACCGTCTGGCCTTTAACGTCGATTGGCAAAAAAGACCAACCAGCACACACGCGCCGGAACTCATCGATATCAATCCCCGGCATACGGTCTTTTGCAGACTCATAAGCCAGCGTAACAAGATCAATCATGTCCGATTCGAGAGATCGATCTTCAGATTCACCGACGTGGCCGCCGAGGCGTTGGCGTTGACAAACATTCCAGCGGTCAGCCTCTGGCCGACGACTTCCGGGAATGTATACGCCTCGCCGGATTGCAGCGTTTTGGTGACAAAGCGATTCGACGTCGCCACGCTTCCGCCGTTCGATACCACATTAATGATGACGGTTCGCGGGCTGGCGTTGTCGTTGTAGGCGGTGCATTTGACGATGGTCGAAACCACGCCGGATGCGACCGCCGGGACGACGGTATTGTCGCCGCTGGCCAGTTGGCCGTTGTATGCGTTTGTATCTGCCATTGCCTATCCTTTAAGACATGATTCCGTTCGCCACCAGCGCGGCGCGGATGTTGTTCAGCAGGGTGACGATTCCGTCCGCCTGTGCGGCCGTGGTGTAGCCGTATGGCGTGACGTTGGTCGCGCCCGTGGCGCTGACCGCACCGCCGGATGCGTAAGGTGTTTGCACGCCCGCGCCGTTGCATCCGAAAGCGCCACTAATCGCCAGCGTTCCGGTAAACGTTCCAGTCCCGCCAGACGTGATTTTCAGACGCTCAGCGCCACCGGTCACGACTCGCCAGAGGCTGCCATCTGAATGCGTATATGGGCCGGCGCCTGTGTCGGTGCCGTCTGTCCATCCGACGTTGCTACCCGGCCCGAATGCCACCGCGAACGGGTTGTACGTTGTGCCGTTAAACTTCGCCGTCGAGAAACGGCCAGTGGTCGCCGTCGTTGCGCCGATGGTCGTGTTGTTGATGGCGCCGCCGCTGATCGTCGCGCTGCTGATGCTGCCACCGGTAATGGCTACGGTCGCGGCATTCTGTTCGGCCATTGTGCCGAACTCGCGAACAATACCTGGCTCAGGTTGCGGCTGCGCTGATTCGGTCAGCGCTTGTACTGCGTTTCGCAGTGCGTTGATTTCTGCCCGTAGCTGGTCAAGCTCTGCCGCGTGCTGGTCTGTTTCAGCCTTGCGGATGTCCATCAATGCGCTGTTGATTGGCTCAATGGCCGCGCCAATCACGCCCTCAAGCAGATATTGCAATTCATTGTTATCGGCAACGCCCAGATCCTGCAGCGCCAGCCACCATGCACGCGATACGGTGCCGTTCTGGTCAAGAAACGGGGTCTTCAGAAGTCCGGCATATAACCCCATCACGTCACCTCGATGTCAGCGCCGAACAAGCCAATTTTTACCGGGTCGGTGCCGCTCACCTCGAACACGCGAGAGCGCGAACGACCTAGCCTTGTCCAGTAGATACGCGAGTCATATTCGCCCATCGCACCCATGCTGCACCGCTCTTCAGCCGTCCATGTGTGCCCGCCGTCGTCTGAGTAGCGCAGCATGATTTGCGGGTCAGAGCCCTGCCCGCTTGCCAGCCCGACACCGGTTTCTGCGAACAACTCCAGCCGCCCGAAGTGCCGCCACGCTGGCGACGGGTTTTGCAGCGCCTGCCATGAGCGCAGCCAGCGCCGGGTGTTGCCTGCATCGGTGTAGGTGCTCAGATTGAGCTTATAAATCCGCCCGTTTTCGTAATCACCGACGATGTGATTGCCGTTGAAATAGGCGTAGCAGTTGGCGCGGTAACGGGTAAATGATGCGGTCGCAACGTCCCAGTATGCCCGCTGGTGCCACATCGGCTTACCCATCTTGGCCGATGCAGTCAGGTCATAAACCCATGTTTCACCGGCAGTCGGGAAGGTCAACACATAGAACGTCCCGCCCTCTTGCTGATAAGCAAAACCTATCGCATCGCCAGCAGTCGAATAACCCTGAATTTCCTTCTCGATGGCATGCGAGCTGATGCGCTGCGGCACGTACCCGGAAGCCATAAACACCATGCCGCCGCCTTCGTCGTTCTGACCTAGCCAGAAGATCGTGTTTCCGGCACGTGCAAGGCTGTATCGAGCCTGCAGGCCCATTTCAATGGCCGTGCCCTGGATTGCCTCAAACGGAAAATCAATGCCGCCCGTGTTGCGGAATGGCTCAATGGACTTTTCGCCAAATACCCACAGTTCATCGTGCGAGCGCATCACCGCCACAACAGCATCCGGGTCGCTCTCTGCCGAAGCGAAGTCGAGCCCGTCGATATTCGCGCCGTCGTAAAGCCCGGTCAGCATGAACAAGCCAGTGCCAGGCGAGTTGAACGCAAAATACCCGTCAACGAACGTGACAGTCTCAGCGCCGGGAAAATCAGCGTCTGCAATGGCCGTCAGCACCCCGCCCGCGTAGATATAGCCGCCGCCGTCAGCGATGAACACCTGCACACCGTTGTCCGCCATGCTCACCTGACCTGACGACGTGCCCAGCGTGCCGACTTCGGTCGCGCCGTAGCTGGTGTTGATGCTGTAGAGCTTGTTGCCCACCACCGCCAACAACTCGCTAGGCCGCGCCAGAAGGCCGCGAACAGTCGCAGATTTTGGCGTTACAAGCAGATCAAGGCCAGGACATCCAATCAGCCCGCCGATGCGAGCGCCTTGATTCGTGTCCTCGATCTGCGGAAACAGATTGATGCAACGTTGGGCGGATATGTCGGAGCTTCGCGCAAGGTATGCGCCGCCCAAAAATGGCGATTCCATCAGAAGTAATCCGCCTCAGTTGTCACAATATCCACCGGCAAGGCGTTCAGGCGACGAATTGTTACCATCGCCTGCGCAGCCTCTGCCGCGTAACGCGACATGCGTGCCTCGTCGACGTGGTACTGGTCAGCCAGGTCATACTTGACCAGATCAACCAGCGCTCGCATGAACGCTTGACCGACGTCAGGCGCGGTATTCTGCGCTGTGTCGTCAGTAATCTTTTCGTAGGTCAGCGATGCCGTTCCGCTCTGGTTCGGTACCGGCCAGAAATAGAAGCTGCCACCAGACAAGAACGCATAGAGCGGCTCGCCCTGTTCGGTCTTTGTCGGAAGGGCGGCATATTGCATCGGGCCGATGATTTCAACCTGGTAATCGTCACCATTCAGCCGCGCCATGATTTTGAGCGGCAATAACAGGTCAGTCGGAGCCGTGGCGGTCTGTTGCCCAGCGGTCAACGTCAGATTCTGCGACGTCGTGCCAGACACTTTACGCCACAGCTCGCCCATTGCGTGAAGCTCTTTCAGGCGTAAATCGATGGCCTCATAAGCGGTGTCGGCATCACTCGCCTTCAGCGCCTGTTTCGGGTCGATCACCCGCAGCTTGCTCAGCGCCAGCTTGGCTATCTGTTCCCGTGTCCTGATAAACGTCACTGACATTGCGCGGCTTTCTTGTTGGTTTCGGCTTCACTTCATCAAAATGGCTGTTTCCGGCCAACTTCTGAATCAGAAAGGCGTCCTGTACTGTTACTGGCGCACCCTGCGGAAAAGTAACCCCATATAGGATCACTTCCGCATGATTGCCGTTATAGGCAAACTGGCGCATCAAGGCACCACGTATTCGATCACCACAGACAATGTGCCGGCAGCGAAAGTCGCGGCAGTGGCTACGCACGTCACAGCAATCACGGTTTCAGCACTGAATGCTTGCGGGCCGTCTGTCACCAGCTTCCCGCCAAGCGCGAAGTTATAGCCAGCCTCGGGCTTGATTCCCGCAACCGTGTCGGTGGTGAATACGCCAAGATTGCCCAAACCGTCCGGATCTGCGGCTTCTACGCCGTTAGCCAGCCAGCCCACGTCCAGATCCAGTGTTTCGGTCGCGTTGGTGTCCAGATCGTCGGAATAAATCCGGCCACCGACAATGACTGCCCCTGCAGGAATGCGGCACATCTCGTAAACGTCATTTGCCACCGGGTTAGCGGTCACTTCGATGGTGCCGTAGGCGGCGCACAAAACGCCGGAGCCCGAAGCCCGGAACGCCGGGAACGTGCTCGCGGCGCGTGTTGCTGTGAATGTAGTCATGTTCTATGTCCTTGGAATTGAAGAAGGCCCGCGAACGGGCCTTTATGCGTCAGGTATCGGCTTAGCTGTCAGCCACGCCAGCGAAGTAGCCGGTTACAACGCCGTGGTCTTTCAGGTCGTCGGTGTCGCCGGAGCCGGAGCCGAAGCGCATCTTCTCGATGGCACGAATCTCGCTGATACCTACGCCGTGCAAGAAGTCATAGTCGCGCACCTGAGTTGTGGTCTTGGTGCGCTGCGCCCACGCCACGCCGATAGCCTGCGCACCGCACAGGTAAACCGGGTCAACGTCGATGCCGCCAGCGCCTACGCCGGTCAGTGCCGCGATTTCAGGGATTTCCCGGACAATCACGCCATCCCAGATCAACGAACCTCCGGTGAACAGCGGGTTATCAACGCCGCGTTGACGTGCATCGCGGTTTGCCTGGGTCATGGTCGAGTTGTTCGCCAGATCACGGAACGCACGCGGGGCGCAGAACAACACGTACCACTCTTCGTCTTCGCTCAAGCGGATCGGGCGAATCTTCGGGCTGGCGGTCTGTGCCATACGCTTCATGAGCGAAATGGCGGCTGGGGTCAGCTTGTCGTTGGTGTTGTCAACGTTGGCCAGCGATGCGGAATGATCGTTCGACGAATTGTTCGACTTGGCCGCACCGAACAGCACGCGGTCAGCGTTATCTACCAGCCATGCGTCCTTGTTGGCTTCGGATGCCGAGGCATAGGCAACGCCGTTGATCGAGCCCAAGGCGGTGATGATGGCGTCACGCATCTTGGTCATCGCCCACATTTTGAGCATGCCCTTGGCGGCGTCGCGCAAGTCGATTGACGACTTTTGTTCGTCCCAGTTCGACACAGCCACGGCATGGCGCAGCGGTGCGACGGTTACGGCGAACGAGCGGCTATCCAGTGCCTCCTCGTTGCCTTCAAGCGTGCCGTTTCCGGTTACGCCTGCGTTTGTCAGCTCGTTGACCAGGGCGAACGTTACCTTGTCGCCGTTGGCCTTGGTCAAATCATCCTTAAGCTGGATGATGCTGTTTTCATCGGTGCCCATGTACCGCTTGAAGCGGTTTTCACGAACGTATGCCTGAAAAAATTTATCGTCCCAAAGCTGCGGGGTTAAGCCAGAACGGGCGGTTGTATTTGCCATTTTTTGCTACTCCATAAAAGCAAAAAGCCCGCTCAATGGCGGGCTCTTGTCTTTGGTTTTTTGGGTCAGCGCAACACGGCATCCAATGGCGTCGGCCCGTCTTGGGCTGGCGCCTGGAATCTGCCGCGTGTGTCTCGCGCTGTTGTCAGCGTTTGCGGGATGGTCGGTTTCTGCGGTTGCTTCGCTTCGTATTCGAGACGGGATTCCAGTCGGGCGATTTCGCGGATCTGCTGGCGCTCAGGCAGATCAGCAATCCGCGCCGCTTCGGCAGGGTTTTTCCCGAGGTAGTACGCGACATCGTGGCCGGCGTTTGACTCAGCGATGCTGTGTGCCAGCTGCTGCGACAGAAACGGCGCTAGGCCGGTGTTCACTACGGCGTCAAAATCGGCATACTTAGCCTGACCGGCGGCAACACGCGCATCAATAGCGCGTTGAAATTCCATCTGCTCGCGCAGTTGGGCTTCCTGCTGCTGGCGTGCCGTCTCTTGCTGTCGCATCGACTCATATTCTTGCCGTGCGTTGTAGCGAGAGACTGCAGCAATGTATTCGTCGTATGTGGCGAACTGATCCAAGGCTGGCGGGCCTTGCGGCTTGTCTGCTGCTGGCTGCTTGGTTTGCAACTCTTGCAGCTTCGCCTCGATCTCTTGCCGTTTACGACGTTCGGCCAGCAATGCGGCCTGAATACCCTTTTGACGTGCGTCCTCCTCTGGTTGCGGCTCTGCTGCTGGCGGCGCAGCTTCTTCTTCGCCCATGTCTACGACACCCACCGACTCCGGCTCGTCGTGTTCCGCAACTTCCTGTTCCTCGATTACTTGCGATTCATCCAATACAGAATCCAATCCATCCATGTGTCTTTGCTCCAAACGCCCGACTAACCCGGCGACGGTTTCGCGCCCGAATGCCCGGCGACGGCTTAAAAAAACCCGCTCAATGGCGGGTTTCGGTGAAACTGTGTTTATGTGGAGTAAAAATTACTCAACGTTGTGTAAATTTACTTCCCGGTCTGGCGGCTCTGCTGGTTCCAACATCTCCGGCATCTGCCCGCCTGAAATATCCGGCGCAGTCATGAGCTGCTGCATGGTCGCTAGCACAAGCTGCTGCACCTGCTCCGGCGTCATGCTGGCCGACATGACTTTCATTCGGTTTGTCTCAGCGTTGTAGGCGTCGATCTCCAGTTTTGCGGCCTGTTCATCGAGCTTGCGGCGCATGTCCTCAATCTGCATCTGGGCTTGCTGCATCGCGTCCTGCATCTGCTGCATCTGCGAGCCGTGCGCCTGATTGGCTGGGTCGCTGCCGTCCATCTCTTCGATAATTTGTTCCTTGTTTCGCAGGCTCGAAGCGCGGATAAGCGCCTTCGGCGGGATTGGCACGCCGGATTTAATCATTTCCGCGATGGTCTGGAACTGCTCGATCTGCAACGCTGCGCTGGCTGGAACCTGGTCAATCGTGATATCAACATCCAGTTCGGTTACGTTGTTTTTAACGCCAACAACACGCTGCGCCTCCGGGTCGGCTTGCAGTTGTTGCAGCTCTTCCGGGCTCATCTGATAGCCTTGCTGCCTGGCCTGTTCCGCGACCTGCTCGCCCATCGTCATCGGCACGTTCAGGCCGACAAAGCGCAGATTATTTTCGTCGTCAGTAACCCGAACCCACTTTTCCGCAGTCCAGAATTGCCGGATTCGATTCCAGATTGCGCGGTAAACGTCGAGCTGGAACTGGTCAAATGCGTCGAACACCGGCCCAAGCTCAGAGAGCCCAGATTCCTGCCTGGCAATCAGCGCACGGCCCGACATTGACCGCGAGTCGGTTCCAGCCATGGCCGAATTAACGCCAACCGCGTCGATCTCGGTTTTCGCCTCTTGCAGCAAGCTGAATTGGGCGGCGGCCATGTCGCCCGTGTTCAGAACCTCGAACGCCATGTTAGGCATGGTTTCAATGTGACCATCTGGCTTGGCCAGCTCGCGCTTCATGGCGTTGACGTCGGCCACTGCGCCCTTTTCGGCTCGCGTCTGGCGCACGCTCAGCAGGTGCAATGCTTTCGAGCGGCGCTTGTTAATTTCGTCCTGGATCGATATCCAGTTGCGGATCGGGCCGTACCTGTCGCCGTCACGGTCTACAAAGCAAGAGCCGAACACAAAGCCGAAGGCCGGATCGCCATCCTCGTCAACATAGGGCGATTCCATGCGCGACAGCATGCCGCCCTTGGTGAAAACGGAATAGTAGACCTTGCCGCCTTCACGGCTCCAGCATTCGGCAATGCGGATGCGCTTGCGTTTAGGGTCAGTCCAGCGGGTGCGCGGAACGTCGTCGAATGTGTTGCCGCTACTGCTCGCCGATTCCGCGTTTACGGTCGCGCTCAGCACGTCGGTTTTATCAGGCCAGCGTTGTTCTGCCTCGTCCTGGTCCATCCACAAGAATTGGCCGAGGTACTTGGCATCGCTGAAATCGCGGCGGCGCGAATGCGGATCAAACCACATGCGGTCCCAGGCGATAGGGCGCAGCTCAATACAGTAATCACCGTCCCGTTTTTCGTAGACGGCCACATCGATACCGCAAGAGCCCTCGACGATGTGATTATCAAAACACTCCGAGCGTTTGCGATTCCACTTTTGGTCATCGGTCACGAATCGCAGCGCATCACTTGCGGCGTTGGCGGCTTCCTCGTCCTGCGGGTTGCGCGGGTAGGCTTTTGGATTGCTGCGGCGCTGCTGCTCTTGGCCGGCCAGAAAATTGATCTTCGGGGCGATGCGGTTGATTGTAACCACAGGCTGTTTTCGCTTGCGTAGCGCGGCCTCTTCTTCCGGTGTCCATTGCTTGCCGTCGTAGTAATCGCGGTAACGCTCAGACTCTGCGCGCGCGTCAACCTTGGCTTGTTCGGCGGCCTCGTGCCACTGCACAAGCTGGCTCAGTGCTGCGTCATCGTTCATACGGTTTTCCATGTGTCGGCTTCGTCGTCGTAGTCACCGAAGGCCTTTGCCCATCGGTCTATTGGTTTTTTTGTTGGCGTGGCAGCAACAATTGCCGGGTGCGCATCATCCAGCGCCATGCCCAGCAGTGCGCAGACGTCTACCTTGTCGTCATGCTTACCGGCAGGGAATGTCAGGAGCTGGCGCAGCAGCTCTTGTTGGCTGTCGTTGCTCTTGAGCAAATAGACCTTGCCGGATGCGGCACGCGCCTGAAATCCGCGCGCCATTGCAGCCTTGTCGCCCGTGCGGTTGATCCATTCGAAGCGTGCGAATGTCTCGCGTTCGCGGCTTCGTCGAATCAGAAACGGCTCAATCGCCCTGCGTATCGGGCCAGATTCGCCGAACACGGCCAGCGGCTTGTATTGCTTAACCAGGTCCAGAAGCGCGTCGATCCACACATCGGCGGTCGCTTGTCCGCTCCACCAGTCGAGCACAAAAACATTGCCGTCCGGGTCGAGCCCGAACACGCCGTGCTCTGTGTAATCGCCGCCGCCATCAGTCACTGCGTAGTCGCTGCATATGTAGATGTTCAGCGCCTGCGGCTTGGTTTCGTACCATCGGAACCAATCACGCTGAAAATATGTACCCTCTTCTGGTTGCGGTCGCTGCTGGTACAACGCGGACCAATCACGCGGACCGATGTCCGACTTGATGCGCTTCAGCGCCGCAACGTCGTACCATTCAGGCCACAGCGCATGTTCGTTCGGTGTTCCCTCGTTCGCCAGAGCGGGGAGCTCGACAACTTTCCACTGTCCCGGCTGCCGCTCCAGCAATCGCCCTGCCAAGTCGTCATCGTGCCAGCGGGTCAGAATCAGCACGATTGCACCACCCGGCATCAATCGTGTACGTAGCGTTGACGTATACCAGCGCCAGACGGTTTCACGCCTCGTTTCGCTGTCGGCCTCTTCGCGATTTTTGAATGGGTCATCTATAAGGGCCACGTCAGCCCCGCGCCCAGTGAGCGGGCCGCCAACGCCAACATAAACCGATGCGCCGCCGTGCGTCGTGTGCCAGCGGTTCGCCGCTCTGCTATCGCTTGCCAGCATAACGCCGGGGAATAGCCGCGCGTATTCCTCGCTCGCCACAATGCCGCGCACGTCCCGCCCGAAGTCGAGCGCGAAGTCGCCGCTATAGGTAGCGCAGATCAATTGTTTTTCAGGATGTCGGCCCAGATACCAAGCCGGGAAGCGGCGCGATGCCAATTCTGATTTCGTGTGCCGTGGCGGGGCGAAGATCATCAGCCGGTCGCACTCGCCACGCTCTACGCTTTCCAGCGCGTCAGCAATAATCCGATGATGCTTACCGGCTTCGAAATCCGGCTTGGTGTACTGTGTAAACTCAATCAGCGACGAACGTGCGCGACGGCGGGATAGTAACTCAGCCGCCGCTTGCGATTTTAACGAGGGCTTCGTCTGTGAGGTGCTTGACTTCAATTGCCCCGCCATCCTCTCCGGTTATCTCTGTCAACTGCGGTGCGTTTGAAATTATCTTGTTTAACAAGAACTTGGCAGCATCAATCCGGGTCGCGCTCACTTCTTGCCCTTGGAACTCGCCAGTAAGCGCATGTTCTTGCAACAGGTTTACTAACTGACTCCCCTTGATTTTTTGCTTGATCTCATCCTGGTGTCGTTGTCTTAATCTGGTTGCCATCGCCTTTCCCCTTACTGGGCTCTTGATCTGTTATTCGTCTACGTTGTCCGGTGTCTGAGATAGGCTTTGCAGCACACGACTGGCGAAAACCAGCAGCAGCAAGGCCACGGCCACAGGTATCGACAACACGGACAGGGAATGGGCCGCTAAACGCGACAACCATCTCCCAGCGGTAATGAGGGCAGCTACGGCATATCGACACAATGTCAGCCCTCCAAATGAAAAAACCCCGCAGCGCGAGGCATACGGGGTTTCGGGGTGAGTTATCACCTATACTGGATTTAATTATATGCTGTTCAAAATTACCGTCAAGCCGCTTTTTCAATCAAATCCCACAATGCAGACTCAAGCATCGCCATCCCCCTCCGATAAATCGGGTCAACCCGATCAAATACCAGCTTGCGTGTCGCCTGCACCGTCCCAACGCTGCGCTTGTACTTCTCTGCCATCTCGCGAATGCTAGGTTTGTCCGCC